GGTTATTCATATTTCAGAAGCCGCATGGCAAGGTTCTGCTGGTTTCAACAAAGGTATTTTGGCGACTGAATTGGTTGCATTGGATCAGGACATTGACCTATATGCAAACTATGTCATGCAAAATGGCGCTAAACCATCTGGTATTTTCAGCACAACTTCTGTAATCCCTGATGCCAAATACAAAGAAGTAGCGGCTCGAATTAAAGAAGCATGGTCAAGCATGACTGGAAGCAAGCCTACAGACCTATCCAAACCCGGTCAAGGTATGTTGCTTGATAATGGCATGAAATATATGCCTGTTGATATGCTTACAATTCAAGATGCAAATCTTGCTGCATTAAAAGATCAAACAATGAAACGCATCTGCGGTGTGTTTGGCGTTCCTCCACAAATGATTGGTGTTGCTGAAGGAAAGTTTAATAATACTCAAACACTTTTGGATGAATTCTATAAAAGCACAATGGCTCCATTAATTATGAATGTGGAGCAAAAGCTAAAAATGAGTTTGTTGCAAGGTTATCCAAACTTATACTTTCAATTTCAGACAGAAAACTTTTTAAAAGGCGCACCACTTGACCAGATGAATTATTCTGTCGCTGGTGTCAATGCTGGAATTTTGACACCAAATGAAGCACGAAAATATTTGGGACTTTCTGAAATTGATGATACGATTGCGAAAACGCTAGTAAATAAAGGCGGCAAACAGGATGCAATTTCTGGTTCTGCACCACAAGATACAGGCGGCGGCGGTAACACAAGTTCTGTCGGAAAAACAGGGCAAAATGGAAAAGCCTAGTCTAAACAGAAAACGGCAAACGCAACAGCAAGCCGAAAATAAAATAAAACAAGATGCCGCAAAGCGCAAAACTAAACCATTGCCTGTCAATGGTATGCAACTAAAAAAGGTGATATTTCATGACTAAAAACGTGACGTTTTTTTTCGAATCTAAAGTTTCATTGGGCATTTTTGCTGACGAATCTGCCGATGCAATGTCGGGCAAAATTGAAGCAATGCTTACAACATGGGGTGCGCGAGAAGGCGCAGATGGTCGCAGATTTAATTATCAAGCTGCGCCATTCCAAGCATGGGCAAAAGAATTTGCTGCGATTGGCAAACCATTGCCAATGTATTTTCAGCATAATGATCAAGCAATGCCTGTTGGTCAATGGGATGAATTTGAATTTACTGATGAGGGCATGATTGGTAAAGGCAATATTTTTACCAACACAACTGCTGGAAAAGATTTATACACCATTATGAAAGAATCGCCCATGATGGTTGGCGGCGTTTCTGTTGGTGCGTATGCAGATGAATATCAAATGGTTGATGCTGAAGGCAATATGCTAGATGCAGGAATTGATGCCGATGAAGAAGGTTATTTTAGCATTACAAAAGGCGGGTTGGCTGAAGTGTCAATCGTAATGCAACCAAATAACCCAATGGCTAATATCAACAAATTGGAATTTTTCCGCGAGGATGGTTCTGCGGATTTAAAAGTATTTGAGAAGGCTCTGCGAGAAGTAGGGTTTGCTCGAAAGGATGCGACAAAAGCTGCATCCGTTATAGGCAAAGCGATAGGTAAACGTGATGTTAATCCTAAAATTGCTGAACCGAATACCGAAATGCGTGATGCTGATTCGGATGCGGCTAAACTTCTATTAGCACTTGAGCAAAGAGAATTGCTAAAGGCTTTAGATTCTCGATTTAATTAATTAAGGAATATCATGGATAAAATTATCGAAAAACTAGATTCCATCGAATCTAATCTGCAAGAAAAAACTGCAACTATGGTCGCAGAAAAGCTGGCTGAAGTTTCTACATCTGTTGAAACTGCTAAAGCTGAATTTGCTGAAAAAGTTTCTGCATTAGAAGCTAAAGTTGCACAAATTCGTGCGCCTGAAATTGTTCGTGCAAACAAAGGCATTCAAGTTGATGTAAATCGTCGCGTTCGTGAAGAACTAGCAAATTTTTACAAATCAAACGCTCGTATTGAAAAAGAGCTAAAACTGTTTGAAGATGCTGCTCAATATGATGCATATATGAAAGAAGCATCAGCATTAACAGGCGGCGGTAATAATCAAGGTGGTCGCACAGCATACGATCCTGTATTTGCTCCTTTGCGTCTTGCTAACCCAATGCGTCAAATTTCGCGTCAAGTGGCAACTGATGGTTCTTCGTATCAATTCCGCGCTAAGGTCGGCAATGCTGGTGCTGCATGGGGTTATACAATCCAGAACAACGGTTCACCTACAACGGAAAACACGAATATTTGGCAATTGGTTCTGCAAGATTTGAATGTACAGTTTCCAATTCGTACAGCGGCTCTTGATGACATTGACGGTTTGGAAGCAAATGTAGTTTCCGATATGTTGCTAGAATTCTCGCAAGCTGAAGCATTGTCAATGATTCAAAACAGCGATCAAACTTCCGGCACTTATGGCGGTACTGATGGTCTGCGCGGTCTTGATCAGTATGCAGGTTCGGCATCAACTTATGCAGGTGGTTCAGTAACTACCGCAGCGTTTGGTACTAGCGGCACAGGTTCAACAAGTGGTCTGCATTCTTTGGCTACTTATGACCAATTGACCACAAATGCTAATACTGTTGGCGCAGCTAATATTACTTACAAAGACGTTGTAAATCTGGTTTATTCGCTACCACAGGAATACTGGACACCAGACGCTAAGTTTATGATTAACCCTGTGCTGCTTCAGCAAATTCGCGGTTTGGTTGATAGTCAAAATCGCCCAATTTATATTGATGGTCTTGCTCGTCAAGATGGCATTGTTGGTCAACTGCTTGGCTTTGATGTTATCGTCAATAAATATTTGGATACGCCTTCGCAACTTACAACTGGCTCGGCTGGCACTAACAGCTTGTATCCGATGTATTTCTGCGATTGGACTCGTTTCCATACTATCGTGGATCGTTTGTCGATGGTATTGCGTCGATACGATCAAACATTGCCCGGCTTTATTACCTTCTTTGGTGAAAAGCGTTTAGCAACTTCGGTTGTTAATCCTTTTGCTGGTGTGCGTTATCGTTCGACAGGTACATCAACCTAATAGCGCGGCTTCCCCGATGGCGTGTGCTGTCGGGGTTTTTTTGCTAATTTAGGAATGGAAAAAAAATGAAAGCCAACGAAAAAATTCTTTCAGGTATTAAGCAGACGCTGGAAAGCGGCGATAAGATCACCATAGATTTGCGCGAAGCATCTTCGCTTACTGGAAGCGGTAACAATGTTGGTGGTCGCACTTTGTTTGATGATGCATTTGCAGCATTACGTTTTCAAAATCCAATTCGTCAAGGCGCAAAAATTGTAAAACGTGAAGGCATGAGCGCAGTTCAATTTGTTGCAAAGACAGGTAATGCTACTAACAGCACAAATCCTTGGGGTTATACTTTTACTCCTAATAGCGGTTCGCCAAACATAAATACAAGTATTTGGCAAATACCAACGCGAGTAATTACAGCACAACTTCCGATTCGTACTGCTGTTTTATCTGATGTAAATTATCTTGATGAAACATTGGTCGCAGATTTGATTGCTGAATTTGGCTATGTTGAAGGCGCATCAATAATTTTAAATAATGATCAAGCTGGCAGTACAACTACAATCACAGGCGCAACAAATGGTCTGCGTGGTTTAAATATGTACACAAGTGCATCTGCTTCAGCTTATGGCTCAAGCGGCACAGCTATTACAAACGGCATTCACAGCATTGCTACTTTTAGTCAAGCGGCAGCGGCTATTTCTTACAATGATTTGTCGGATATGGCGCGTTTATTTCCTCCGCAATATTGGAATACGCCAAGTACAGCGTGGATGATGCATCCACAAACAATTCATGAATTGCGTAATTTGGCTGCTAGTGGTGCAAATCTTACTCGTTTATTTACTGAAACAGGTGACGCATTTGGTGGCGCAGTAACGCATATTTTTGGATTTCCTGTAATCCCAAACCCAAATATGTCAGTTACAGGCGCAGGTAACTTTAATGTTTACCTTGCTTCATGGGAAAATTTTGTAACGATTGCTGATGTTGAAGAAATGACGGTGCAAGCATTTGAACAAACTGCGCCCGGTTTCATAACCATGTATGCAGAACGCAGAATGGTTAGTACCGTTCGCGATCCATTTGCAGGTATTCGCTTAGTTGGTGTCTAATTATGGCAGTTACAGAAACCGGATTAGGATTTGTTCAACTTGCGCCTACGCGCAATCCGTTTAATTATGATTGGTTTGAACAAACTAATCGTAATGTAACAACGGCTTGGCTAACACTTTCCGAAATTCGTGAACAATTAAATTTGTATTCAGACACAAGTCAAGATACTTATTTAAGTTCTCTTGAGCTTGCTATTCGCATGGCGATTGAAGATTATTTAGGTGCTCCAATTGTCGGAGTGCAATATAAATCTTATTATGGTGTTTCTGCTTTATATGGTTCACCATTGTCATTAGATTTGCCTGAAACATCACAAGGTGGCGTGACAATTGATTCGGTAAAGTATTACAACGATTCAACGCCAACGGTGCTGATTACTGTTTCTCCATCTGCGTATTATTATGATCCAACAGGTCGAAAAGTTATTTGCACAGATTTACCTAGTGACATTAATCCGCAAATGACATCGCCTGTAATAGTTACTTATTCGCTTTCTGTTTCGCCATTTGCTACTTATCCAGTTATTAAACAAGCTGGCTTATTATGGTTTACGCATTTATATAATAATCGTTCTGCTGTTGGTTCTACGGTTAATCAATTAGCACAGATTCCTTTGGGCGTTGATGTATTGTTGCGACCATATAAGCCTTTGGTGATGTAATGGCAATTGCTAGATATGAAGATGTAAATGTTTATACGCTTTCGTTTGCAACAGATTCTTATGGCGAAACGATAATAACTAAAACATTAAAATTTAATAGTAAAGCTGAAGTTAGAACGGTAAAAAATGATTTAAGAATTACAGACAAATATCGTGTTTATACAGGTTTAATTTATTTGATATTTAATTTCACGCCATATACGCGAGATATGTACGACAATCAAAATTTATATTCAGTAACTTGGCGCGGTCATGAATGGCGAATTGATAGTCCTGTTGAATCTGACGATAGAATGAAAGTTACGTTTTTGTGTTATCACAATGATCCATCAACACAGGTTTAACAATGGCTGGTCAAAATAATGTCAGTACCTATGCACAAGCAATACAAGCGCAACTGACATCGACTGTTTCGCCTGTCCCTGTTTATGGTTCATTTAATAGAAATTTTGCAGCACAACAAAAATTTGTAACATGGAATTTGCGGAATGTGCATCAACCTGTATATACAGGCACAACACAATCTGTAAAGGGCATAGATAGACCTGTATTTCAAACAAACATATATGCTGGTTCATTACAAGATGCGTTCGGCATAGCAAATACGATAATACAAGCGTTGCATGGATACTCAGGGCAGTTTGGCGGGTTGTTTTATGTAAGCAAAATTGATATCGATTTTCTTTATAATAGTTACGATAATGATATAGGCTTACATTCAATTTACCTTGATTGCACTATGGATATTCCGACATAAAATAGATTTTTAACTTTTTCGAGGAATAAAAAATGGCACTCCCAAATAAAGTATTACCCGGATTTTCGGCTTCGTTGTATTGCCAACCAACAACAACACCAACAGCATTAACTACAACTCAATTGGCTACGCTTGCAAGCGTTTCTGCAATTGCTGTATCAGGCAATTTGCTGCCTGTTGAAGCTATTCCGGCGTTTGGTCAAGATGATGCAGTAGCAAATTTTTCTGTGGCTGGATCACGTCAATCGGACAAAATTCCTACACAATCAGCACCGACAAGTTTGTCAATTACAGCAGCTTGGAATCCAAGTGATGCCAACCTGCTTTTGATGCGTGGCGATGCTTATAGTGGCGTAATTGATAGAACTTTTGTTGTTGCTGCTACAGATGGAACAAACATTGTTTACTATGCTTTTAATGGTCGTGTAAGCCAATTTCAAATTGATGCCCAACCCGGTGCGGAAGCAAAGTGTGTATTTACTGTTCATCCTCGCGGTGGTCAGTATGGTTGGTCTAACAACGCTTAATTAAGGAAAATATTATGGCGGCTCCTAATGTAATTTTGCCCGGATTTAGCGCATCGCTATGGATGCAATCGGCATCTACTCCAACTCCATTATCAACTGCAAACCTTGCTGTTTGGACGGGTCAAGTTGCGGCAATTGTTGGCACTAGTGCAAATGGTACAGGCGCAAATGGAATTCAACTTCCAGTTGAGGCAGTTCCTGCATTTGGTCAAGATGATGCTGTTGCAAACTATGCTGTTGCTGGTTCTCGTCAATCGGATAAAATTCCAACGCAATCAGCACCAACATCATTATCAATTACTGCTGCATGGAATCCTTCGGATACTGCGCTGCTTCAAATTCGTTCAGATGCTTATAGTGGTGTTGTAGATCGTACATTTGTGGTTGCTGCGGTGGCTGGCGCAACAACTGTTGCTTATGCTTTTAATGGGCGCGTGTCTCAATTTCAAATTGATGCACAACCGGGCGCAGAGGCTAAATGTGTTTTTACAATTCATCCTCGCGGCGGTCAATACGGTTGGTCAAATACTTAATACAATGCTCCTTCGGGAGCTTTTTTACATGAAAAGATATGACAACACAAATTAATAACAATAGCGATTTACTTGGGTATTTACTTGAGCAATCATTAGCGGCACCAAAAAGTTGGTTTGGCTTTCCGCAACAAAAACTTACAGGCATTTCATTGGCTCATGCGATTGCTGCTAATCACGCCGATAAAATGTCACCATCAGAAATTGTTCAATATGTAAACGATTTGAACAATGAAATATACAACGGCATTATTAAAAAAGGATAAGACATGAAATTATCAAATGCTCTCAATGTTAATCAAAATATCAGAATTCGCTCATTTACTTTGGGTGGTCAAAACTTTCGCGTTCGCGTTCCTCTTGCATCCGAAATGGAAGAAATTTCAAAAGTTGTTGCTGCGGTAAATAGTGAAGCAAAGTTTTCTGAAATGTCAAAACCATTGCGTGAACTTGATGACAAAGAAAAAATTGAAATAACTGATGATGATGTAATTGTTGATGGAAAATCAATTAAAGAACTTGCACAATTAACTGTACAAACTGAAGAACGAATTTTGCAATTAATTCGTTTATTGGTGCCAGCGCAAGAAGGATTTAATATGAATGAAATTTCATATGAAGATGTTAATGCGGAATTTCCTTTTGCGGTTCAATTGGAATTGATGCGAAAAATTGCTGAAGTAATTTCGCCCGGATATGAGGAAACAAGAAAAAACTAATAGGCTCATTGCGTCTGCAAGCTAGAGCTTATATGCTTGCTCATGGCGCGAATCCAGATGTAATGAGCGAAGATGATTATGAATTGGTAATGGTTGCTTTAAATGATGGATTAATTGGTAATAAAGCTGTTTTGACTGTAAATGGTGGATTAACAACTGGTGTATTTAATTATATTAGAAGTCAAAATGCAAAAGCCTATACATTAAAAGATGTTTTGGGCGTAATGCACGATTATATTTATAGACCATTAAGCGATGAAGAAAAAAGAAATTTGGCTAATGAACAGTTATTAACTTTTATGACCATGAAACCTGATGTTCCTGATTTATTAAAGCCTAAAATATAAAATGGAAATTTACGGTTTTAGTGATTTTGATAAAGTTTTGACCGAAATGGGCAATGATTTTGGTTATACTGATGTTAATAAAAAAGTTTTAATTCCTGCACTTAAAGCTGCAATAAAAGTTACAGAACCGATTGCACAAAGTTTGGCGCGTGTTAATACAGGAAAAATGCGTGAAAGTATAGAAGTAACTGCAAGGCGACCAACAACCAATGATTTAGAATCAAAATATATTTATCCAACTGATGCGGCAATTGGAGTTTTATCAGTTAAAAAATCTGCTGTTTCATTAAGTGAAGAATTTGGAACGGCTAATAAAGCAGGACATCCTTTTATCCGTCCTGCTTTGGAATCTAGTCAATCGCAAGTTTTACAAGCATTATCAAATGAATTAAATAAAAAAATTCAGAAATACAAAAGCCGAAATTCTAAGGATGCAAAATGAGTAGCAATATAATTGCCAGACTTGGCGCGGTTCTTGGTCTTGATACAAAAGAATTTGTCAAAGGCGTTGATGCTGCTCAACAAAAAAGTAAAGAATTTAAACAAAATTTAAAAGACCTTCATAAAACTACTGAAGGACTTAAAACTGCTTTTGAAGTTGCAAGCGCGGCTTTTGTTGG